CAAAAATACTTGTTAATTCCCAGCCAGACATTAAACCATTAGTCACTACACACTTAAATTTTCTATTATTTGACAGTGTCATACTAGTGTGTTACAATATGGTGTCGAAACAAACTTTAATGATATTAGCTACCTAATTTCCTAACTTGTCATAAAAACGCAACATAGACGATTTCAAACATTGGAACATCCATAATTAAATAGAATTGTCAAATTTACTCATGTCAAGCGGGTAGTTGTAACTATCAAGATGATTGACTCTACAGGTTACAAACTTGTATATTTAGTTTCCACTCAATAATGATTTAATGTTTAATGAGTCAAAATTTTTGCAAATCTCACTATCATCAACACTTCAAACACCTTCAACCAGTAGCATATAAACAAAGCATTGTACAATGAAACTGTCTTCAGAATCATTGGCAAACTATCATACTTTTTATTGTTCAAGTTTCTAACTACATGTCATGTTGCTGTGGATCTCATCAACGATGCCATTACCAATATTGTTAAGCAACTACTTCTTATCAACTGCCAAGAAATAATCAGTTTTATCCCTGTAATTACTCTAACCTTATATAGCACCATCACCCTAAGCGTGATTCAAGATGCAATTACTCACCAAATCATTAAAGCTCATTCAAACAAAATTTGTCTACTGAAAACATTTCTACAAAATATTATCCAATATCATCTCCAGTCTTGGTCCATATTTAGCATATCTGGATGACATCATATTACTATCTTGCCTTAAATCGGCAGACACCCATGGACGTATAATCTCATCCCAAAATATGTTATCTTTTAACTATTAAGTGAAACCCATCGATAATAACATATCAACGCATTGCGTGACAATCACACCACTAATGTTGGATTTTATAATACCATTGAATTCGTCAGGCTACCCGTAGTGTATAATATCCAATAATAATCAACAACAATTTATATTGAACTATGATTTTAGATGGATATATAATACGCAGACACCCAACACATTGTACCATCTAACAACACCATAATTGTCTAAATATGGAGGTAGAAATAAGATAAATCTATTACTAGGTTTCACAAGTAAACGGATTAACACATCAACAATACTTTTAGATCTATATCTAGATGAATATTGGTGATTGATCAGCACATAGTAAAATCTATCAATCAATGGCAATGCTCAATTGTACTCCAATTATTACATCAAATATGACGCATATGTGCTATGTCAATGACGCTTAACTTATGACTTATTTTTCTGTGCCAATGTACCAAACTACTTCAGAGCCATTCAAAGTGTACTTGTGAAGTTTAATCAATGTAAGTCCCAACCATTCAATAGTATTTAACAAATCTGTGTGTATTCACTAAAGATGCTACTAGTTACAAACACATATAAAGCTATTCCTAGATTGTCATTATTTGCCATGTGACCACAAGAGTGTAAAGCGTGTAAAGCGATCAGCATACTAATATTGCCACGACCACGCAACAAAGCTTTGCACAAATGATGCTATGTTAAATGCATGCTCATTGCGACTACTTATTTGATTATTTTTATTGCATAATTATCTATCTCCTACAGAGCGTTCAAACTATGCAACAAATCCATTATATCATCAATGGCCTTATGAATCATGGGTTTACTGCCACATTAAATGTCACAAACACACAATACTTTCATAATTCTATTATAAATTATAGCATCTACGTATTAGAAATGATAAGTCTCAAACGCTAATGCTAAATTGTGCTGAAAATGCACTAAAGGCAATTCTGTAATTATACGAGTAAGCATTGTTTGGGATAGACCAAATCTAAATGCACTCCCATCAATAAACATGCGATAAGTCTCACTACTTGACATATTGACCACATCATGGTCTAAGATGTCAACAATATGTCATCTGCTAGATATATCAATATCCTTAGAAAGTAATCGTGATAATAAATAAAACCAATTGTAATGATTTTCGCACCACAGTGGTTACTGTAACAGAGTATCCATATCTTGATTCACATTAATTTCCACAATAATATCCTTAACATAGTGTCTTAGATTAGCTAAATTTTCAACATCAGTTTTCAATATAACCTGGAATGATGTAGCCACATCAATTAATCGTAAACGACGAAACGAATTCGAAGTAGATGAAGAGGAGTAGAAATTGGAAAAAGGTTGTTTAATTTCATTATTATGAGTTTATTATTTGGATCCCTCTTGCTCGCCCTCAGCTTGATTGCTAGATCCTTCCCCTTCCTTCAATCCGTCCATGCCCAATTGAGTAATTGGAATTGATTGCACCTATTATGACAACTAAACTTCATTATTTCATGCAGAATCTTCTATAAGTGTAGCA